CTACATGCTTTGAACGATACAAAGAATTGGTTTATAGAGTACCAGACACAAAAATGGTTTGACGATAAGTATTCCATAGCAACTCCAGCGGACGGAAGCCCTAACTATTATACGTTTGACGGCATTGATTCCAGTGACGACACTAAAGTAAAACTTTATCCAAAACCCAATGCCACTGAATCAGTAGTATTTACAGTAATTAAAAAACCTGTAGCGTTATCAGCTAAAACGGACACAATGGCAATTCCCCATGAACCTGTAATCCACATGTCAGTAGCTTTGTTAGCTAGAGAACGAGGGGAAACTGGAGGAACAAGCGCAGCGGAATATTTTACTATAGCTAGTCAATATTTATCTAACTCTATTGCTTTTGATGCGTCTAAACACCCTGAAGAAACTATTTGGTATACACCTTAATGGCTCAAGAATTACAAAACTTAACTATTGGTGCTCCTGGATTTAAAGGAGTCAACACACAGGACTCTCCTGTCAACGATGACTTTGCTTTTGCTTCAGTAGCGGAAAACTGCATTATTGATAAGTTTGGACGTATTGGTGCTAGAAAAGGAATTAAAACATTAACATCTAGTTTAACTCCTTTAGGTTCAAGTTCAGGACTTGAGGCAGTAGGGGAGTTCTTAGACGTTAGCGGTAACAACCTTATTTTTGGTTGTGGTAATAATAAAGTATTTAAGGGTACGTCCACTAATACAGTGTTGACTGAAGTGACTTTACCCGGAGGTTATTCAGTATCAGCTAACAACTGGAAGATTGTAAACTTTAATAGTAGTGCTTACTTTTTTCAACAAGGATATGAGCCTTTAGTTTACTCTAACTCCGCTGGCCTACAAAAAATGTCAGCAGTTACCAGTGCAGCAGGAACACCTCCACAGGCTAATGAGGCTGTTGGTGCTTATGGTAGACTATGGGTAGCTGATTTTGCTGCGGATAAGTCTACAGTGTACTGGTCTGATTTATTAGGTGGACATAAGTGGACCGGAGGTTCATCAGGTTCCATAAATGTAGCTAATGTATGGCCTGATGGATACGATGAAATAGTCGCTCTGGCTGCATGGAACGGCTATCTAGCGATTTTAGGTAAACATTCCATTATTATATATCAGGGAGCTACATCGCCCTCTAGCATGTCCCTGTTGGACACTATAAGTGGTGTCGGGTGTTTAAGCAGGGACAGTGTACAGTCTACAGGAACAGATTTAATATTCCTGTCTAACTCAGGAGTAGTGAGTTTAGGAAGGACTATACAGGAAAAGTCCATGCCCCTGACTACAGTGTCCGGTACTGTTACTGATGACGTTGTATATTATATTTCATTAGAGTCGGACAAAAAGAAAATTAAAGCAGTCTTTAGTCCTGAAGAATCCATTTATTTACTAATTTTTCCTACTAGTGGTCTTATTTATTGTTTTGACATGAGGGCTAAACTGGAAAATGGATCACATAGGGCAACTACATGGTCCAGTTCAGCAATTTTAACTGGGGTCAGAACCATAGCAGGAGACTTGTTATTTGGAGGCTCTGCTGGGATAACACAGTACGATGGATATATAGACGGTACGGAAACAACGTACCACATGAGGTATTTTAGTAATGAATTATCCTTTGGTGATCCTTCAAGACTTAAGATACTTAAGGAAATAAACCTGATTATGGTTGGTGGTCAAAACGTAACCGCTACGGCTAACTGGGCGTATAATTTTTCAAACGCTTTTAGTCAACAATCGTTTACTATAGCTGACGTTAGTTTAGCGGAGTACAACGTATCGGAATACAATACGGCTGCGGAATATTCCAGCGGTATTATTATTGCGGATGATTTTGTTAAAACCACAGGACAAGGTAAATCAGTTAAGGTAGGAGTAGAGGCAATTATTAATGATAACGCTCTCTCCTTACAACAAATGAATGTTAAAGCATTGATAGGTAGAATGACATGAGTAACTATACAAAAACAACAAATTTTCTTGTTAAGGATTCTCTGGCATCCGGTAACGCTGCTAAAGTTGTTAAAGGTTCAGAGATTGACACTGAATTTGACAATGTAGCAACCGCTGTTGCCACTAAAGCGGATACGGCTAGTCCTACTTTAACAGGAACGGTAACTGCAACTACCGTCAATGTATCAGGAACCCTCACTGCAGGGGCTATTGAAGGAGGGACTTACTGATGAGTGGCTTACCCGACCCAACAAATACAGCAGGAGCAGTTCCTCCTTTTAGTCCAGGAGGAAATCCACCAGCAGGAGGAGGAGGAGGATCAACGTCAGGATCTAATGCTAGTTGGTTGCAGAACGTAGGAAGTGCAATATTTGGTGCAATTACCGATCCAAATACATTAGGAGCTTTAGGTAGTGCAGCATTAGTTGAAAAAACCTTAGATGATCTCAGGGACGCAGGTAAATATGCGGTAAGAGGAGCAGGTGAAATTGGAACTACTGCTCAAGCAGACGCTCAATTTAAACCTTTTACTGTAACTACTGGAACTGGAGATACATTAACTACTACTCCTGAAGGTGGTTATAATGTTGGATTAGGAGATAGACAAAAAAGTTTTCAAACTAATCTTTTTAACAAATTTGCAAAGGACGTTAATCCTTATGGTAGACCTAATTTACAGCTTACTGGAGCAAGTGACAGAGGCTATGATCCGGTGTACGCCAAAGCTATGCAGGGAACTAAAAGTTTATTTGATCCTGTTTTACAAAATCCCGAAACTCGATCTCAGGCTATTTATGAATTATTAAGACAAACTCAAATACCTGATGAACAACGTCAACAGGCGTTATTGGACGAATCCTTGGTTAACCGAGGTAGACAGGGAATGCGTACTGCCATGTTTGGAGGTACTCCTGAACAACTGGCTATGAATAAAGCCCTACAGGAAACTCAGGCAGACACAAGACTAAAAGCTATGCAAATGGCTAGAGCGGAACGTGCTGATGATTTAGGTACACAAAGATCGTTGTTTGATTTGTCCGGTGCTGCATTAGCGGCTCCTGAAGCTGTTAAAGCTGCTCAACTACAAAATCTTACTGGTATGTTGGGTCTAGGCTATACTCCTTCTCAGATGGCTATGGGTGCTATACCTGCTGCTACTGATATTGCATCTATTGTAGACACAGGAAGAAGACAAGGTGCTGGATATGTAGCTGATACTGGTATAGCAGGACTACAGGGAATGTTACAGTCTGAAGCTGCTAGAGCTAATTTATTAGGTGAAATATTTACAGAAATACTTGGAGGTACAATGGGTGGTTCAGGTGGTACAGGTAGTGGAACTAACCATCTTAAAGATGTTGCCTGTGCTGTGTTAGGTAAGCCAGGTTGGTTAGGTTGTTAAAGGAGAATAAACAATGGCAAATAGATATAAGTTAGACATTTTCCCTGAGATGTACACTAATCCTTTAACAAAAGTTAAAGAAAAACAAGGTGGACAATCACAGGGGTTATTCTCAGAGTTACTACAACCTGCTCCAAGGTCCTTCCTAGACAGCACTGTAGCAAATCTTATGGGGCGTGGTGATCCAAGTGCTGGTGTTCGTCAGCAATTAGCAGGAGCTACTCCTCAAGGAAGAATAGATATATTAGCTCCTTTTGCAAAAACTTTACCGGAACAAGAGTATATTGAAACTCAAAGAGCTAAAATAAAAAAACAGGAACAAGATCAAAATGTTATTCTTAGCGCACAAGCTAAAGCTTTTGGAGCAAACCAACCTCAAGAGTTTATAGATTTTCTGGCAAACAGCCCTGTTAGTGTTGCAGCTAAATATATGATGGAAAAACCTGAAAAAATAAAATATGGTGTTATGGGTAATCCTGAAACTGGTTGGTACGTTACTGAAGATGGTCTTCCAGTAGGGAAAAAATTTAAAGGTGAAAACGAAGTACGAAGAGAAAAAGAAGAAAAAAACAAACTTTTAAATTCAATTCAAGACGGAAGGAATGTACGAGCATCCGTTTATAAAGCTAGAAAAACACTAGAAGATCCTAGAGTAAAAGACTTAAGAGATGTAGTTGGTGGTTGGGCAGGAATAGCAGGATATTTACCAAACACTCAAGAACGAAGTTTAAGAAATGATATAGAGACAATTAAAAACATGTTGGGTTTTTCTGAACTTAGAAAAATGAAGGATTCAGGAACATCTTTAGGACAAGTTTCTAATTTTGAAAATAGATCGTTACAAACAATTCTAGATAAATTAGATACTCTTAGCACAACAGAAGATTTATTAAATGCTTTAGATGAAATTGAAGCAAGAAGTAACAGATTAGAAGAGTTATCTAAATTAAACCCTGACTCTACTTTAGGGGAAATTGGTCATGACGCAGATTGGGAAAATCCTAGATTTAGACAATATGCGTTGTCAACAGGGTTGGCTCAAAAAATTGAAATAATGAGACAGGAAAATGGCGAATTTGAAGCATATATGGTTACAGATAAAAATGGAGATCTTTATAGATTTAATCCTCCTTACGGATTAGAAAAATATCAACAGAATTAAAAGAGAAATAATATGAATACTCAACCTTTAACTAAAGAAGAAATTGAAGACTTAAAAAAACGGTATTCGTTTAATGATGCAACTACTCCATCTAAGTCTAATTCTGTTACTTCAAACAAACCAAGTGTTAAATTAACTCCAGAAGAAGTAGAAAAATATAGAGAACGGGCTGCTTATTTCGAAAAAAATCCTGATTTAATTCCGAAACAGACTTCTGCCGACCAAGGAAGAGAAATGGCAAAGGAAGATGGAATTTTAGATCGGTTTGTTGATAATATGTCTGAGGATTGGAAAAAACGATGGCAAGCTACTACAGACATTGTTATGGAAACAGGTCCATATAAAGAACGAGGTTTAGGTGGACCTGTACATGAAGAAGGAGGATATAAAAAAGAATTGTTTTCAATTCCCGGTACTGATTTAAATGTTAATAAATATTACCCTCCTAGCATGAGACAAACTGTAGGAGTTGTTGGAACGGCTGCTGGTTTAGGTTGGGATACAGTTGGTAATGTATTAAAATTAGCTGCTGACGGGACAAGTATTGTAATTCCAGATAGTCTTGAAGAACCAGCAAAACAAAAAGTAAGGGAAGCAGTTAATTTTGCTTTTAATACTCCGGTAGGCACAATGGCTTTAGAGTTAGCTCAAAAAGGCTCAAAAAAATGGTATGAGTTTAAAACAGAATTTCCTGACCATGCTCTTATGATAGAGAGTGTTGTCAACGTAACGCCTATGTTGTCTAGGGGACCAAAGACTGCTCCGGTAGCTACTGACGAAGGCACGTTTATAAAAGAAATAAACCGTTACAGTCATAAAGACCGACAGCTTAAAAATTATACAAAAAGAGAAAAAGGTATTTTTTCTGCTATTGAAGACCCTTTAAAAACAGACGCACAAATTGCTGAGAGAAGAATTGATCCTGGATTTAGTTTAAATAGAACAATAGGGCAACTTTTAACCGATCAAGAAGATGAAATGATTAAAGCCGTTGCTAAATACACAAGAGTTAGTCCTGATAAATTAAATGTTACTAATCGTAATTTATTGTTAAAAGCAGATTTTAAATTAGCAAAACGAATTGAAACTTTAGCTAAAAAAGACAAAAGAGTATTGCCTTCCAGTACGGTAGCTGAACAAATTAAAACTAAAATGTTAGATGAATTTAGCACAGACGGCATACCTAAAAATATAACAAAAGATTTAAATCC